TCTAATCTCATTCTTTTAGGATCAGGACTTCCTTGTCCACGTCTTGGTCCACTTCCAGGGCCCCCTTTTTCTTCTTTTTTCTCTGTAGGTTTATCTCCTGGTTTTGGTTTTCCAGCCATTTGATCTCTTTCATTTTGATTATCACTGTTAATTTGGTCTGCTTCTTGCTGACGTGAATCTCCCATAAAATAATTATCCCCTTGATTTGAACTCCATTGGTTAGGTGCTTGATCTCCCCAGTCTACAGGATCTAATCCTTCAGTATTTCTTTCCTCATTAATTGTTTTCAAGCCTGATTCTGTTCTTAATTTGTAAAGACCCCATTTCTTTGTTTCATCGTCGACATCGAATACTTTGTACTTATATTTAATTCCCTCAAATCCAAACTCAGGAAGAATCTGTGTGTTTACATAATATTCTATCAATCTTAAAATTGGATAAATAATTCTTTTCTTTGCAATTGAACTTTGGACAATTTGATTTGCTGACCCTTTTGCATCTTCTACAAATCCCAGCTCTGTTGCAGTCATTCCAAAGCAAGCCCATACCATTTTAGACCACCACTTTTGAGACTCAATTAATTCTAACTCTGCATTTGTATACCCTAATCTTTCGAACTTTGGCATCTTATTAACCATAGCCAATTTATGGAATACTTTCTTCCAGTTTCCAAGATCATCTTTTTTCCTTTGTGATTCTATCCATTGTGTTCCAAATGCTTTCACATCTGCTGTACTCATTCCATCAAGGCCAAGTACTCCCTGAGGAATAGAATTATCAGAAAAATATTCAAGATTATGTTCTACTGCATAAATAAGAGTTTGAACTGTCTTTGCAAGGACTTCCATTGCACTTCTTCCATATAAGTCGTCTGTCCTTACTTTTTTCTCAAACCAAACTATTTCTCTTTTTCCAAATGGAACAGGTCTTGCGCCTGTATTAAATCCATATTGAAAATAAGCACCGTCTTCTCTTGCTTGATCTGGTGTCACAAATCCTGTTAATAAAGGAAAGTTTTGATCTGGCATATTCTCTCCCTGTGGATCTACTATTTTTTTTATTAAAATTAAATCTGCTCTATTAGTGTACATTCCATATATATCTGGATTCTTTGTAAAGGCACTTCCGTCTCTTGCAACTATCTCTACCATCTCTCCAAAAGCATTAAAAGTTTTAACCATTATTCCAGAATTAATCTCCAACAAATCAGGCAACATCATTCTCACGATCATCTCCCAGCTCTCTGGATTTGTATTTGGATTCTCAAAAAAACTTTGTACTATCTCTACTTCTTTTTCCTTACCTAGAACTTCATTTCCAGATTTATCCTCTGCAACTATATCCCAAGGTACTGCGCAAACCTCGTCGATGATTGCAGTCTCACACATATCAACATAAATTGAGGCAGCAAGTTTTCTATAATAAAGTAAATCTTTGTATCTTGGATATCCAAATGGTGGTTTATAGAAAAAATTAGGAATGTAAGCTTTTGGCTGTCCCTCTCTGGTTTCCTCAAACGCAGTTATTACCGAAGTCTTTGGATCTGCTTTCTCTCCTAATAGTCCAAAAAAGTTCTTAAAGTTTCTTGCCATGAACATGAAAGGGATATTTATTTAAGTTATTCTAATGTTATAAATGTTATTGTCTAATTTGTTAAGCAAAAGCCCATGCCGATTCATTAGGATTTATCTCAAAATACATTCTCATCATCATTGCATCACCTATATCAGTAGATCTACCTATATTCTCTTTGATTTCATCCTTAGTTAATATTCGAAGTGGTTGATCTTTGCCAGGGTCTTTTTGTTTTATTTGTTCTAAATCTTCAATAATTAATTCTCTATCTTCTACACTAATATTTTTAGATATTCCAATCCATCCTGAGTTCACATAATTTGCTAATTCATACCAACACTGTGCTTTAAGATTTGCATAATTATGTAAAACTTTGTCTTCTTCTATTTCTTTTCTTTTTTTAATTGGTGTAGAATTATTTACAAAACCAATTACTCCTGGCATATCTTTTACCAAACCAAAACCTACTCCATCCTCATCAATTGCACATTTGCTTCTAGGTATTTTATGTCTAGTCAATATTTCATTCATTTCCTCACTTGAAATATTATCTTTATTATACGCCTTCTCAATAAAAAGATTATCCCAAATAAGAATCCTTGTTCTATCTCTGCCTCTGCCTGCTACATCCACTGTGCAATATTTCTGACCTCTTTCTGCTTCATTTGTAAATAAATCAATTATAGAATCATAATCAAACAATCTAGTAGGATCATCATCATATTCAAAATTACCATAAAGTAATCTTTCTTTTGAAACCCTGTCAAGCTTCTTTAAATTCTCAATATAATATTTTGAAATAAAAGGATTATCTACAACCAATGCAGGAATAAAAACTCTATAAGATTCAATTGTCCCCTCTTTAGATGGCTTATAAAATTCAAAATACAAAAAGTTCTTACTTGGATTGCTTGCAATTAAAAACTTTGGAATTAAATTAAATTCATCTAATTTATATCTTATTCTTGACATTACAATATTTTTGGCCTTTGCTGTAATCTGACTTGCCTCATCTACAAATGCTCCAGTGTATTCTGTGCTTCCAAGACTATCAAATTCAGGATCACTTGGATATAAAAATAAATCTTTCAAATAAATTGCACTTCCATTCAGAAATTTAATTGTTCCCTCTATAGAATTATATCTAAAATCAACTCCCATAACTACCTTCCAATCTCTGCATACCTGAAAAAATGTTAATAAAGTTGATTCTTTTAGCTCTTTTAACTTTGCTCGGCCCATTAACCATCTGCTTCTAGGATAATTCAAACAATTATAAAGCAACCACATACAACCAAGATAAGATTTGCCTCCACCAGCTCCCCCCCCATAAAAGATTTCTGTATGAATTTTATCTTTTAGTATTTCCCACGCTTGTTTCTGTCTTTTGCTCAGGTCCAGGTTTACTGCTATCCTCTTCATTTTTAACCTCCCGGACATTAACTTCAAATATTTTTCCTGAATGTTCTATCTTATCAGCAATCTTTTCCTTAAACCCATAATTCTCCATTAGTTTTGTTAATATCTCTGCTGTCTGATTTGATGCCTGTATTGCTTTCATCCTCTCAGAATTAGAAATTTTATCACTTACTTTTATACTTTCAGTAATTGCTAAGTTTTTTCTCAAACTCATAATCAATTTTCTTCCTTCAAAATCTATTTTTTTTATATCTATTCTTTTAATCCAATACTTAATATCATTATAAATTACTTTTACTGTAACCTTATGCTTCTCTGCTAAAGTTTTAATTGGAACACTATAAGGGCCAATACTTTCCATAAAATCCTTTACCTCTGCTCTTCTTTCTCTTGTTTCTTCAGGTGTTTTTTTAATTGGCATTTTGTATGATTTTGTAAGACTAATTCTCTACTCTCCCGATATTATCTACAATCATTCCGTGTATTGGAACAAGCACTAAATCTTTAATTTTATCATCACCCATTTCATCTAATATTTTCTTTGCTTGATAATCAGTTAATTTAAAACTAACAAACTTTATCCTTTTAACATTCTGCTTTTCTTCCATAATCATAGATAAATAACTCTCTGGTACCTGATTTACTGAATCTAAAAAGTCTGCTAATTGTTTTTCTTCCTGGCCCAAATATTCTGATAACTGATTTAATCCTATTTCCTTTGATAATCTAATCAAATCCTCTGCATCTTCTCTTGGATTATGACTTCCACGTATCTTATTCATTGTCTGCCTTAGCAATCTTCGCTCAGAATCAGTTAAATTAAGCCTATAACATGGTATTTTCTGCATTTTAAGCTCTGTAAACACTTTAAATCGATGTTCTCCATCACACATCAAATTATCTTGATTTATTATAACTGGCTGCAACATTCCTTTTTTCTTCATCATTTTTCTTAAGGCATCTAATTTATTTTTATCCATCTCATTTGGATTGGTTTCATCTAACTTGATTAATTTTACATCAACCCATTCTACATCATAAGTTTTTATTTTATCCATTTAAACACCCCTTGATTTCCTGTGCAATTGCTTTGGCCATTAATACTGGTACTGCATTTCCTATCTGTGCATACATTGTTTCTTTTCCTCCAACAAACATAAAGTCATCTGGAAAAGATTGTATTCTTGCTGCCTCTCTGACACTTATTAATCTGTTAAACACTGGATGAATATATCTACCGTTCTTTGTAATTGTATAAGAAAAACTATTCATTATTAATCTTCTATTATTAGATCTAAAAGTTCCATAATTTCCTCCTGGCTTTACAAATGAAAATGTATATGATTTCTTTATAGCTGCTTTTTCATAGACATGCTGTATCTCTGGAATCTCTTTATAAGGTAAATCCAATACTTCCTTCAAAAATACTTTCCCTTTAAATCCAGGATACTTATTTTCTTTATCTACTCTATTTCCAATAAAGATTGCTCTCTTCCTTTTCTGAGGTACACCGTAATTACTAGAATCCATTACTTTTATATCAACTTTGTATCCTTCCTTATTAAAATAACCAATTATCTCTCCTAAAATACTCTTCCCTTCAAGATTCACCATAGAGCCTATCCCTGGAACATTTTCCATTACAAAATACTCTGGCCTTAAGATTCTTAAAAAACGTACAAACTCTAAAAAAAGCCTATTCCTTGAATCATTAGGATCTCTTTTACCTGTTAAACTAAACCCCTGGCAAGGAGGCCCTCCAACAATTACTTTTACACCTTTAAATTTTATTATCTCAGAATCTTTTATATCAAGAATATCCTTTCCAATAAGTCTCCCTGTGCAATTCTTCAAATGAGTATCAATTGCTGACTGCCAAAATTCTACAAATCCTATACATTCAAATCCTGCTAATTCAAATCCTTTTGATAATCCTCCACACCCTGCAAACAAATCTATAAATTTTAAATTTTCTATTTTCATAATTCATCCACCAATTTATTTAAATAGATTCTTAGGCTTTCTTTGTCAACTTTGGTTGCAATATATTTTCCATCTTTATGAACATTAAATACTTCTTGCTCTGTAAAATTCCCTGTGCCTTTAATTATTTCAATTATCATTTTAGATCTTCCTCAGTTATGTTGAACTTATCCATCCAAAATAAATGTTCTTCACATATTTTAAGAATTCCTTCAACACCACAACATTTTCTTATTCTTTCCTTAACCCACTTTATTACTTGTTCTTTTAAATCTTTACTATGTACTATCGTAGCCCTCATATATCCCCCATCGGTTTCCAAATCTTTCAAAGTTTTGTTTTCCATTAGTCTAAATCCATATCATCTATACTATCTGCCTCTATAGATTCTAATTTACTTATTTCTTTAATTCTTTTGACTTCGTCTTTTACTCCTTCTCCTGGTAAATCTTTTTTTATAAACTCTCTGATTTTAGTCATAGAAATATTCTTTTCAAATTTCTCTATTATCTTGTCCCTCAAAGCATGA